TTTAATTACTCATCTTTTCTTTGGGGGAAAATCGTGGAGATCGGTTCGGCCGAAAAACGAAACAGGTGCCTGCGCTTAACAGGTTGCTTGCTTAGCGGACTGACCGGCCGACACACGGAGCTTGGCGGTATGCTTCGGGCAAAACGAAAAGCACTTTAATGGGAAATGAGTTGTAATCTGACACACATAATACAAAAAAACATTTCATCCGAAAAAAACCGCAAAAAAAAGAAAAAGCCCGGAAAAAGGCTAAAAATCAACGAAATTCAAATGTGAAAAAACGAAAAACAACCGAAAAACGAAAAAGGAGCTGTCAGAAAAAAATAAGGAAAGCTCCTTTTAAAATTCTCAAAAAATCTCATCGTTAAAATTTCATTCAAAAATCATCCTAAAAACGTTCAAACACCATTAAAATAAACGTTTTTAAGAAAAAATAAAACCATTCAAATCTTAAAAAACCGTTCAAATCTATCCAAATTCCCAAGAATTCTCACGGAAATTCCCCGAAAGTAGGATAAGAAAATAAAAAACTGTTCAAAACCCATTCAAATAAGGATTTTACAACTTTAACAAGTTTATTAAAAGCCAAAATTTACTGCGGACACTGCGGACATTTTTTAAGTAACTGCGGACATCGTGGCCGTCAGGTTATTTTAGCGGGTTTTCCGGTATTATGTTCAGTATATGAACGATTAAAAAATTAACAAAAAATAGTCATAAATGGCCTTTTAAAAAGTATAGGCGGAATACTTTTTTTCTTCTGTTTTCGCTTCATTCATTTCAGCAACTTTATACTCTAACATTCCTTCTAATTTATATTTTTCCCTGTCAGGCAACTGAGAGATTAGTTTTAAAATATTGGCTTCAAACTCGGACAATTCAATGAGATTATCTGAAGATGAATTATCAGAACTAAATAACCAATCTAACGAAACATTGAATTTATCCTTAAGTGCTTGTAAAGTTTCAAAAGATGGTTTATGGTTTCCCTTCTCGATTTCACTTATTCTACCTTGAGAGATTCCTAATTCTTTGGCAAATTCCGATTGTGTCAGATTGGCATTTAAACGAATAGACTTGATTTTTTCTTGTAGTTGCATAAGTACCTCCCAAAATATTCACAAACAAATAAAATAGTATTGACATTATTCATAAACAGATATATAATGATATCAGATTAAAGATTTAACTAACAAACGATTTAAAAAAAGTATATCACAAGCAGTAGGAAAGGGGCAAGAACAATGAAGAAAAAAACTATATACGGTATCAAAATAAAAAAGCGATTAACGGAATTAGGAATGACACAAGTGGAGCTTTCGGGGCGGTTAGGAATTGCTCCGGCATATTTAACCTATATTATTACGGGAGAGCGGGGCGGTTGGAAATACCGCCAAAGAATCAATGAAATTTTATGGCCAGCCAAAGAACTGGAATCCGTAATCTAAGAGGCCGATATGAAAGAAATCATTCAGGAATTGAAAGAAATCAAAGAGATTTTAGCCGGTATTCAGGCGCTGCTCTTATCCGCCAAAGAAGCACCAGCAAAAGAAACGGTTAGAGCTAAGCAAACCAATCAGGAAAAGCCGGAAACCGTTAGCGAAGTTTTTTGTGGGTACACGGACGATGCCGCACTGCAAAACTTTTGCAGAGCGGCATCGTGTGCCTGCTGGAGTTTATGGAGTTTCGCAAGAAAATCAAAGCGGCCTTAACCGTTCGGGCGGCTCGGCTTTTTCTCGGAAGATTAGAAGAACTGGCTAAGAGTAAGGAAGAAAAGATACGGATTATCAATCAAAGTATTATGAACGGCTGGAAAAGTGTGTATCCTTTATCTGATAAAACACCGGGAAAAGCCGGAGGAATAAAGCAGACCAGCTTTAACAGCTATTCTCAGCGGACAGAGGATTACGATGCTATCGAAAGAAGAGCCTTGCAAAGAAGAGTTGAGGGGAAGGAGGAAGAAAGGTGCTGACCGTAAAGGAAGTAGCAGAATTAATGGATTGCTCCGTAAGGACAGTAAGAAGAAAAATTGCAGAACATAGTCTTATAGCCTTGGAGCAGAAAAATAAAAAAAATGGGCAAACCGAATATCTCATAAGACTGGAAGATCTGCCGGAGAGCGTGCAAAGAAAATATTTAAAACAAGAAGAATTATTTTTACCGGAAGCAAAGGATTCTGCTCATTACGGCAAGGGGTTAAAGGAAGAAAAAAAGAGTTTTTCGGATTTTAATGAAAGGGAGCGAGAAGAAATCCGGGAATGGATTGAAATCTTAAAGCAATGGCAGACCGAACGGGCACTATATCACAACAAGACCGAAGCAGATAAAAATATTATTGCGACCATTAATGCGGAACTCTTTCGTAGAGGGAGTAACCTTACGGTCAGCAGCAGCGTATTATACCGGAAGTTTTTCTTTTACCGCAACGGTGATTATGAAGGGCTACTGGATAAGCGTGGCGGTTGGAACAAAGGAAATTCTTCGATGCCGGCTGAAGTTTGGGATGCGTTTTTGTTTTACTATCTCGATGAAAGACAACCGGCACTGGCGAAGGTCTACAAGGACACACTTCAATGGACAAAAGAGTTTTATCCGCATTTTTTGGAAGTTATGCCCAGCGAGCGTACCTTTCGCCGGAAGTTAGAAAAAGAAGTGCCGTTAGCAGTCCAGACTTATTTGCGCCAAGGTGCGAAAGCGCTGGATGACGAGTGCCTGCCCTATATTGAACGAGCATATGACGAATTGCAGGTCAATGATGTCTGGGTAACCGATAACCACACACTGGATATTATCAGTACTTATGATGATGGGAAAAAAGACAATCATCGCATGTATTTAACGGCCTTTTGGGATGCGAAGTCCGGGATTTTAACCGGCTGGAATATTACCAATGATCCCAGCATTAACTCCACGCTTTTTGCCCTGCGGCATGGGATTAAGCGCTGCGGTGTGCCGAAAGTAATCTACGCCGACAACGGTAGCGAGTTTATGAGTTATGACTTTGGCGGCCGGGGAAAACGAAGCCAAAAACCGGAGAATGAAATCGAATACGCTCTTACCATTCTTGGCCGGATGGGGATAGAGATTCGGACGGCAAAGGTCAAAAATGCCAGAGCAAAGCCGGTCGAGCGCTTTTTCTTAAGCTTTAAGGAACATATCAGTAAGCTGTTTAGCACTTACACCGGCGGCAACATTACCGAGCGACCGGAGAGCCTGAAAAGCCAGATCAAAAAAGGGAATATTCCAACAGATTCCAAGCTTCGGGATGACTTGGCGCTTTTAATCGAAAAAGAAAACTGCGAGCCTTATGGCGGCGCAGAAAAGCGGAAATATCAAGGCATGACCAAAATAGAGGTATTTAATGAGGGGTTAAAACACATAAAGCAAGTATTAATGACAGAGGATGACCTTGACCTTTTTCTGCTTCGCGGGAAAAAGCAGAAAGTTGGCAGAAAAGGGGTATATCTGGAAATTGCAAAAGAAAAAATCTATTTTATGGCAGCGGATTCTTGGATGCACTTTGGCAGGGAAGTTCTTGTCCGGTACGATCCGACGGATTTATCCAGCGTTCGCATTTACGACATGGAAGACAGATATATGGCGACATGGGAAGTGGAACGAACGTTGCTCTTAAACTTCCTTGAAAGCGACACGGATAGACTGGCCGAAGCAAACGAAAAGTTAGCAAGTGTTAGAAAATCAGTGAAACAGTATGCCAAAGATATGTTTGCGAATATGCGGCCGGATACCAAGATTGATATTTTGGATCTGCAAATCCGAAAAGCGCATAGGCTCACAGAAGGAACGCTGATTGAGCAGAGCAGTCTGGTAGAAGTCAGAAGATACGAAGAAAAGAAGCTACATCAAGCAACCGGCACCGACAATGCGGTTGTCATTGACATTGACCGAATGAACCGGAATGGAGAAAGGAGAAAAAGAGGATGACCGAATTAGAAAAAAAGCAGCAAGCAGAACCCATAAAGGGGTATAAGGTTTTTAATCCCGATTGGACTTGTATGGGAAAACAGTATACTTGTCCAGGCAAGTTTGAAGAAAACATAGTCCTTTCGATGTGTGGGGCAGGCATGCATTTTTGCAAAAAAGCAGGGCACTGCTTTAACTATTATGATTTTGACCCAGCTAATCACGTAGCGGAAGTTATCAGCTATGGCGATGTGATAGAAGTTGGTGATAAATGCCGTACGAATAAATTGGAAATCGTTAGGGAGATTCCGTGGGCGGAACTTCTTGAAATAGTAAATACAGGGCAATGCAATACCGGTAAGAATAACAGTGGAGACTGGAACAGCGGAAACAAAAACAGCGGAGACTGGAACAGTGGAAACAAAAACAGCGGATACGGAAACAGCGGATACGGAAACAGCGGAAACGAAAACAGCGGAAACGAAAACAGCGGAGACGAAAACAGTGGAGACGAAAACAGCGGATGCCAGAATGCCGGATATGGTAACAGCGGCGACTACAACAGTGGATATTGCAACAGTGGAGACTGTAACAGTGGCGGCCGTAACAGCGGACACTTTAACAGCGGAAGTTATAACAGCGGTCACTTTAATAGCGGAAGTTATAACAGTGGCGACTGGAACGAGTGCGACTTTTCTAACGGCTGCTTTAATACCAAGGAACAGAAAATATATTTCTTTAATCAGCCGTCGGACTGGACGTATAGGGATTGGTACTACAGCAAGGCACGTGAGATTCTATGCGAGATGCCGGAAGCACTTAAGTATATACGACTAAACGATATGACTGACGAAGAAAGAAAGAAGCACCCGAAAGCAGAAACGACGGGCGGATATTTAAGAAAAATGAATAATACGGAAGCGGTTAACCTTTGGTGGAAAGAGTTGAGTGAGGAGAACAAAGAAATAATTCTGTCAATACCAAACTTTGATCGCCGAATTTTTAAGCAAATTACAGGAATTGATGTTGATGCAGTTTAAAGAAGGGAGCTATCATGGAAAAAGAACAAAAAGAACATCTATTAAAAAAGTTTGATAAGCTGGTTCAAAAAGTAGGAAGCCAAGCCAAAGCATGTAAACTGGTCGGAATCTCGCCCAGCATTATGACACCACTAAGGAAAGGAGAATACAGCGGAGCGGAAGATAAGCAGTATGAGATTCTGGAAAATTACTTTCAAATCAAGGAAGAAGCCAAAGCCGGACGGCAGGTGGAAACCTATGTGCCGACATCCATTTCCGAAAGCGTTTATGCCTATATTCGGAATGCTCAGATTAAAGGCGGGCTCTTAGCTATTTCGGGGGCAGCCGGAATCGGAAAGACCAGAGCTATCCGTAAATATGCAGCGGAAAGCCAAGGCACTTGCCTTTGGATTACCGCTAATCCTTGTTTAAATACCGTTAAACCAATATTAAAAAAGCTTTGTAAGGAGCTCAACATTGCCAATGTACGAACCAACGACGACATGTATATAGCAATATTAGAAAAGCTTCGGGACGGCATGGTACTCGTATTTGACGAAGCACAGCATTTGTCCCTCAAGGTGATTGAAACGCTTCGCGGGTTTTCGGACTATTTTCTTGATAGGAACATGACGCTTGGAATTGTGTTTGTGGGCAACAGCACAACGATAACAAGGTTCGGCGGCAGGCAAGATGCGGTGTTTGAACAAATTGCCAACCGAACCATTCAGAAGCCGGTTTTTCAAACTTCGGATATTCGCAAGAAAGACATTCAAATGCTTTACCCGGAGCTGACGGATGAAAAATCAATTGACTTTATGCTAAAAATTGCCCAGAGCCGGGAAGCAATCCGGGGAGCGAATAACCTGTTTTCAAATGCCTATGATAATGAAAATATTACTTATGAGGGGCTAATTAGTATGGCCAAGCATATGCACATGATGATTTAACATTTTACCAAAAAGGAGAAGAGATGAAAAAGTTTTTACTTGCGGCAGCGCTTGGGATAGCGCTGACAATCGTTGGAGCACAGGAAGCGTTTGCGCAGCGGGGCTATTTTGCTCTTGGCGGGGAAATGTTTATTTTGCCGGCCGTTTACTTGGCGTTTTATGGGATACCGGCGGCAGTGCGGAGCGTAGGCGAACTTTTGCTTGCGATAGAAAGAGAGGAAAAAGATGCAGCTAAATCGGAAGAAGTATCAGGAAATCAAAAAAATGGATCATGCGCAGATGGATCGGTACTTGGAGAGCGTGCGGGCAGAGGGCGAGAGAAAAGCAAGAGCCGCCTATCAAGAAGCGCTTGAAAGCGTGCCAGGAATCGGGCAGATTCGGCGTGAAGGAGTTATAAAAAAAGCAGAGCAAATTTTAAAAGGAGAAGAAGAAAATGATGAATGAAAAGAAAATCAGTAAAACGGGAAGCATTACGATTCCCAGTCACCTTAGGCGGGAGCTGGGGCTTACCGCAGGGGAAAATGAAACAATATAAAATCAAGTGCACATATGGCTACTCAATTTTAGGCGAATGTCCGCCCAAATTGGATACTCAAGCAAAATATGTGATTGTTGAACGGTCAAAATTTTTTCCTAATTGTGTTATTATACAGCGTATAGACGGAGAATTTTTCCAAGGAGAAAAGGTGTGGATTGTTCCACAGAGTAGTGTCTATTAGCCAATTTCTAATTCGTTAATAATATCACTCAAAGTTGAAAGGTTCTTATTCTGTTCAAGAAAATCACCATATAAGTTTTGAGCATTTCTTAAAAGTTCATCGTAGTACATAATTCTACATGCGCAGATGGATCGCTACTTAGAAAGCGTGCGGCAGGAAGGGGGCCGGAAAGTACAAGCCGCCTATCAGGAAGCGCTTGAAGGTGTGCCGGGGATTGGGCAGGCCCGGCGTGAGGGAGTCATTCAAAAAGCAGAGCAGATTTTAAAAGGAGAAGAAAATGATTAATGAAAAGAAAATCAGTAAAACCGGAAGCATCACCATTCCCAGCCACCTGCGGCGGGAGTTGGGGCTTATCGCAGGCGAAAAGGTAAAAATTGAGAAGGACGAAGCAGGAAATTTTTTCATTCAGCGAATTGAAGGAAGTTGTATTTTTTGCGGGGCAAATGAAGAATTAAAAAAAGTAAAAGGTAAATTCATCTGCAAAGACTGCATAGAGGCGGTTTTGGCAAAAAAAGAGGACGAAAATGGGGCTAAAAATTAATATTAGTGTCAGCTTGATGGCGGATGCATCGCAATTTGTGCTTGACTTTGCAAGGGCTGGAGAGTTAAAAGAAGAACACAAGGAAAGGTTTGAAAAAATCATTTCAGAACTGCTGAAAATTTTCGGAAATGAAAAGGGAATTATAAAAGAATGTACCGATATTGCAGAAATATTTTCTAAAGAAGAGAATATGAGAGAGCTTGGGGTAGCATATAATCTTTGGGAAATAGGTAAAGAGGCGAAACAAAGTTCACAAAAAAGCATAATCAGGATAATGCTGGTTTTACATTTCTATATGGAGTTAATGAAAGGAAAAGAGGAGAAAAAATAAATGGAAAACATCAGAGAGTTAGTCGATCAAGCGGTGAAATTAGATGCACAAATTAAAGCGAAAACAGCGGAACTGAATGAGGTCAAGGCAACGCTTCAAGCGGAAGGCCTTCGGGAACTGGAAAATAAAAACATCCGCTTCCTGCAATTTTTTGGCAGTTCTGGCACTTGTGAAGTAGGATATAAACAAAAGATGGAAGTTGATAACTTTGGCAGGCTTGTTGAAGTGCTTGGCGACATCGTAAAAGAGAAGGCAAGCAAAAAAGAAGAGATCAAATATGACTTTGACAAAAAGTTTAAAGAGGCCCTTATGCTGTTATATCTTGGCGATTACAAGGAACACGACCTGGAGCGAATCTTGCTTATCAATTTAGACATCACAGAGGAAAAGCAAAGAAAAAGACTGCTAAAAAAGCTGAAAGGCGAATATGCAGCGGATAAAAAGCTGCTAGCGAGTGGCGGAGTGGTTGAAGTAGCAGAGGAAGAATTGGATGCAATTAGAGAGCAGAAAAATTTTGAATTAGTCACAAGATTTTTTGATTTGAAATCAGTAGATATGGAAGCGTTGAAGAAATGTATTTTTGTTGAGGACAGCTTATCACTGGGACTGACTTATGAAAAGTAGGGAATAATCATGGGAGCAATCACAAAAGAACAAATCAGCAAGCTCTATGCCCTTGCAGCCAGAGCAGGGCTTCTTGAGTCGGGAAATAAGGAAGATAATTTTCATCAAATCGTTTCCGGGCTTACCGGGAAAGATTCTGTAAAAAAACTGACAGAGGCCGAATATAAAAAAGTCCGGGGGCGGCTTTTGCAGGAGGTGGAAAATAAGAATGCATCTGGCCGGATGAGCAGCGGGCAGATAAAAAAGGCGTGGAGTTTGATGTATCAGATTATGGAGCATTCCCCAAGCGAGGAAGGGAAAACAGCTGGCGAGAGGATGTGCGGGGCTGTCAAAAAGATTTTGAATATAGATGCGGACGTGAAGAATCCCTTTGCCTGGATCAGCGCAGAGCAGGGGAACAAGTTAATTGAAATGTTAAAGCGATATTTGCGGACGGCAAAGAAGAAACAAATACTGGAAACAAAATAAGAGGGAGGAGCTTGGCGTGCTGGATGAGCTGAAGATGGAAGATATTGCCGATGAGCAGCAAAAAGCCTTGGCAGAGCTGATTGGCATTGAAAACTACAAAAAGCTTGTAGAAGTCTACGGCGGCAGCAGCATATACGTCTACAAGCGAGATAGTTTTTTACGAACGTTAAGGGATAAAAAAATCAAAGAAGAATTTAAAGGAAATTACAAGGAATTAGCCCAAAAATACAACTTGACAGAAATGGCAATTCGCAACATCATAGGGGAACAAAATTTAATAATGCAAGGGCAGTATAAACTCAATTTCTAAAGTATTTTAATATCGAAACAGATGGAAAAGCGCTATACTTAAAGCAATGAATTAAGGATAGCGCTTTTAAAATTGGTAAAAAGGGGTAGAAATATGTTGGATGAAGGAACGATTCAGATTATTAAAATCATAGCGATTATCATCCCGGTTACATCGGCGATTGTGGGGGCGGTCGTCTCTTGGGTGTTTAAACGAACGATGACACGGATTGATGAAACGGAAGCAAGGGTCAGGCGATTGGAAAAAGAGATCAATGCGGAAGACATTTACAATCTCTTAAAAAAAATAGAAGAACTGCAAAAAGAACTATATGATGTTCGCATTAATTATATTCACAAGCAGGACTTTATTCGGGAAATGGCAAAGATAGACAGCAAAATAGATAAAATCTTAGGTGCCATTGCAGAAATAGAAAGGAGAAGGTAATGGACTTTGAAAAAGAAATCAGACAAAAAGTGGAAGCGGAAAATTTTGCAAGAAATAACGGCAGAATTATCCGAGTAGTCAATATTCTTGCGGGAGAATGGGTGGAACTGGAAGTGGTTCGGACAGCACTGGAGAATGACATGGCAGGACATGACTTTGACAAAAGCATGATTTTTTTAATCAAAAGCGGATATTTAGAATTAAGAAAGAAGCGAAGTAGAGAAAAGGCGAGCTGGGAAGATCGGCGCAGACAAGATTTAGAAGTTGCGCTTAGCGGTCAGGGAATGAAGCTGGCGGCGTATCGCATTACCGATGAAGCCGTAGAGGTGTAGTTATGGCAGGCAATAGAAAGCATTCCATTATAGATGGGCTTCCAGTGGACGTAAAAGAAGCGGTCGAGGAGATGTTAAAAAACAACTTTACCTATCAGGAGATTGCCGATTACATTAAAAAAAGCGGCTTTCCCATTTCGGTCGCTTCGGTTTGCCGCCATGCCAAAGGACTAAACGCAACACTCCAGTCCCTGCGGCTGGCGCAGGAAAACTTTCGGGTGATTGCCGAAGAAATGGATAGATACCCTGACCTTGATACCACAGAGGGCATGGTTCGATTGCTCTCGCACTTGATGCTGGAAAGAGCGCAGTCATTAACCGCCGAGGAGCTGATGATTGTTTCGCCGGATAAGCTGCTGGCTCAGATTAATAATCTTGTTCGGACGGCCTCTTATAAGAAGAATCTGGATTTAAAGAATAAAGATGTTTTGGAGGCCGGCTATGAAAAAGTAAAAAAATTGGTGTTTGACGCAATGGCCAAAGAACGCCCGGAGCTTTATACCGAAGTTAGCCGCTTCCTCAATGAGAAAAAGCAGGAGGCAAATGAATGATATATGTCCTTCAAGTGTTGACCGGGAAAGAAGAAGAGGTTTGGTGGGAATTAAAAAAGCGTGGTTATAAAGGATATGTTCCAAGGCAAGAGATTCCACAGCGCCGAAACGGGTGCATTACAACGAGAAAAGTCGTTTATTTTCCAAGTTATGTGTTCTTGTCCTTAAAGGAACTAACGGATACCGACTACTACGAAATGCGAAAAGTGCCTTATGTGCTGCACTTTCTGCCGAGAGAAAAACCGGAACCGATATCGAAAGAAGAAGCTGCCTATATTCGGCTGCTTAGTCGGCCGCAGGATGTTACGGCAAGGAAAGAGGCGGACGGCACTTGGCAGATAAATATTGAGGAACTGGCGCCTTATGTCGATAAGGTGCTGCACCGGTCAGGGACAGTACGGCTGAGGCTGCCGTTTCAAGGGGAGAAAGTGACTGCCCTTCTGCCCTGCCAGATCATAAAAAGCACCTAAGAAACCATCTTCGTTGATTCGCTCCGAAGAAAATGCCTTAGGGATTAAAAAAGAAAAGCCGGAAATGGGTCTCTCCTTTCCGGTCAAAACCATGCAAAAAAATGGTTCAAGATAGGATATCAAAAAATGCGTTCAAAAGCGTTCAAAAGGCGTTCAATTTTTTTCAAATGCCTTGCAGGTAGAACAGACCGCATAGAGCATTTTTTTGAAAGAAACGCAAATTAGACGGGGTGAATTTTTGGGAAGGAGGAAAAGATGAAAAACAAAGTAAGAGAAAAGTCTGTTAAAAGGCTTTTAAAAGACTTTTTGGAGCATGAAGTAGATGAAGTCTGCCAAGATGAAAAAGAATATGACATACTTCAGAGAAAGCTACTCGAAGAATATCTTGCAAAAGATAATAGTCCAGAAAGAATAAAACTTTATGCCGAGTACATTGCTGGAAAGCCTATTTTCGGCTCAGACGGGATTCGAAAAAAGTTAGCTGCTATTGATCTCTCTTACTTTGGAAGAGCATACTTTCCGCACTTTTTCAGCAGAAAATCACCGAAGTTTCATGAGGAATTAGATGATATCTGGGAAAATGGAGTTTTAAAAAATATAAATCCAATCAGAAACGCAAAAGAAGTTAATAAAAAGCAAGGCGTTAAAAGAGTGGTGGCGGCACCTCGTGGTCATGCCAAATCGACTAATCTGACCTTTAAAGATGTGCTTCATGCGGTTTTATATGCCTATAAGCATTTTATAGTCATTATTTCAGATACTTACGACCAAAGCAAAGGCTTTCTGGAAGCGATTAAGGAAGAAATCGAAGAAAATGAAGCGATTCTTACGGACTTTGGAAGTCTTTCTGGAAAAATCTGGCGGGAAGATGTGATTGTAACAAAATCAAAAATTAAGGTGCAAGCCAAGGGCGCAGCACAAAAAATGCGTGGTTTAAAGCATAAACAGTGGCGGCCGGACTTGATTGTATTAGATGATACCGAAAACGATGAACTGGTAAGAACGGCAGAGCAAAGAAAGAAACTGAAAGACTGGTACTATAAGGCAGTTAGTAAAGCTGGAGATAGTTATACAGACTTTATTTTCATTGGCACGATGCTCCATTATGATAGCTTACTGGCGGATGTGCTAAAAAATGCAGCCTATCAGAGCATGAAATATCAAGCAGTGGAAAGTTTTTCGGCTTCTCCGCTTTGGGATACATGGGAAACGATATACACAAATCTGTCGGATAAGGACAGAGAACGGAAAGCAAACGAATTCTTTGAAAAGAATAAATCAGAAATGCTGGCAGGCACAAAGGTTCTTTGGGAAGAAAAGCTTCCCTACGTGGAACTAATGAAAATCAAAGTTTCCGAAGGTGAGGCGGCATTTTTTTCAGAGCTGCAAAATGAACCGATCAATCCAGAAGATTGTTTATTCAATGAAGAATGGTTTGAGTACTTTAATCCGCTTGATTTCGACTTTCGAGAGGCAAAGTATTGGTTTTATGCTTTTGTTGATCCGTCACTGGGGAAAACAAAAAAAAGCGACTACAGTGCAATTGTTACTTTGGTGCTGGACACGGAAACTGGCTATATGTATGTCTTAGATGCAGATATCGAAAGAAGACATCCAGATAAAATTATTATGGACACGCTTAATAAAGCGGTCTGGATTTGGAAAGAGTTCGGCAAGAAGTATAAAGATTTTGGTGCAGAAACCAACCAATTCCAGTGGTTCTTAAAAGAAGCGCTGGCAAAGGAAAGCGCAAGATGTGGAATCTATTTGCCAATTACAGAGGTGCAGCAATCATCGGATAAAATCATGCGTGTGCAAACTTTGCAGCCAGATATTAAAAACAAATATATTAAGTTCCAAGCAAAGCAAAAGCTACTACTGGAGCAGTTAAAATATTTCCCGATGGCGGCACACGATGATGGGCCAGATGCATTAGAAGGCGTAAGGACACTGGCAACCAAACGCAAAAGAAAGAACCGACTGCTTGACATTCGTAAATTTGGCTTATTTTAAAGAAAGGAGGCTATATGTATCGCACCGAAGAAGAAATCAGTGAAAAATTGATTATAAAGATGATTAACCGCTATGAAAGAGACCACGGCAAGCGCTTTTTAAAGCTGCAACAGTATTATGAAAATGACACTGCGATTTTAAGCAGAGCCTCCATCTCAGATGGAAAAATTAATAATAAATTGGCAAATGCCTATTCTGGCTATATTACGGATATGGCAACGGGTTATTTTATTGGAAAGCCGGTAACTTATTCCGCAACAAACAATGACTTTATGAAAGAAATACAGGATTTGCTAGATTATACGGATGAGCAAGAGCATAATCTGGAAGTTGCCAAACAGACATCGATTAAAGGGCGCTGCTTTGAAATCGTGTATTTAGATGCCAAAGACTTTGATAAAAACAAGCGCCCAAGGCTTAGAGTTGCAAAAGTACAAGCAGAACAGATGCTATGTGTGTATGACTATGCCTTATCACCGGAAATCCGTTTTGCGATTCGTTGGTATGATTATGAAACAGGCGAAAAGAAAATCCGAAAGATAGAAGTCTACACAGCATCAGAAATACGATATTATACTAAAAATGGCAGTTCTCTATTACTGGAAGATACCGTACAACATTTCTTTGGAATGGTTCCGGTAATTGAATTTTGGAATAACGAAGAAAAACAAGGAGATTTTGAGAAAGTCATCACTTTGATTGATGCGTATGACAAAGCCGGATCAGATAGTATGAATAATTTAGAGTACTTTGCCAATTGCTATATGTATCTCATCGGGATGGACGAAACCGACGAATCAGACATTGAGAAAATGCGAAAGTTAAGGGTTTTACTTCTAAAAGAAAAAGGAGAAGCTGGATTTTTGCAAAAACAAAGTAATTTTGAGGAAACGAAGTATATTTCGGAGCGATTGGACAATGATATTCATAAGTTTTCCATGGTTCCGAATTTATCCGATGAAAATTTTGCAGGAAATTCATCGGGAATTGCTATGCTGTATAAACTCTTAGGACTGGAACAGCTTGCGGTTAAGAAAGAAAGAAAATTTAAAAAAAGCTTGCAAAGGCGGCTGGAAATCATTTGCCGGTATCTAAACTTTCTGGGAAACAACTATGACTGGCGGGATATTGATATTAAGTTTCAACGAAATCTCCCAGTCAATGACAAAGAAAATGTAGAAATTGTTACAATGCTACAAAACATTGTTTCCAAGCAGACAGCCCTTTCGCACTTAAAAATCATTGACAATGTGCAGACGGAGCTGGAAAAAATCGAAGAAGAAAAAGCAGCGTATGTTGACCTGGATGGAGTTTCTTATGAATCTACCGAATGAGTTTAAACGCTTAGCGATGGAGTTTGAAAAAGCAGTACAAGGGCAGCAAAAGGAGCTGATTGCCAGATATAGAAAAGCATTAGAAGAAGCAAGAACTCTGTTGCGAAAACAATTTGACCGCTACGAAAAGGACGGAAAGCTAAGCGACAAGTCCTTTCCGCATAGTGCCAAGCAAAAAATGCTGTCAGCCATGGATAAGCTGCTTTCTAAGCTGTATGAGAATAATAAGCAGCAAACCAAGGATTTTCTTATGCAAGTGGGAATGAAAGTGGAGAAGAATACCTTTCATATTGTTTTTCAGGCGGCAAACAGCAATAAAAAAGCCGTTCCATTTCAGATTAAGCTTTTAGGCGATGACGGTAAGACTTTAAATGCCATTCAAAAACCATTAAATATTAGTGAAATTGCGAACGAAAAAATGAAAGGCTTTCACTGGGCAGAGAGGTTGGGAAAGCATCGGAATGATATCATTCACTCGGTGAATAAGACTTTGTCGGATGGACTGGCAAAAGGCAAGACGTATAAGGAATTAAGCGATAGCTTAAAAAATGAGCTGGGCACTGATGTGGGAAAGCCGATGACAATTATCCGAACCGAGGGAGCAAGGGTATATGCAAACACACAGCAAAAAACCCTGGATAAGTTTGATAAAGCGGGACTTGCTATGGTAAAAACTTGGCGAACAGTCAAGGATGAGAGAGTTCGAGGGATGAAAGCAATCGACAAAGTGAGCCATATCAAGATGGAAGGACAGACGGTCGGGTATAAAGAAGACTTTACTTTGCCGGAGGGGAGAAAAGCAAAAGCTCCGCACCTGACCGGATATGCCGAACATGATATCAATTGTCGGTGCTTTCAGACGATAGATTTAGCGGAGGAAGGAAAAGGACTTGGTTCGGGAAAGTACGAAGCCAACAATTCCGGTCAAGACGGCATTATCACCAAGATAGAGGATATTGACTATAACGATAGAGAGCAGATTGATAAGCTGTTTTCGGATTTTGCCAAAGAAAGTAAGGACTGGGATATTGAAAAGGCTATTGTTATAGCGGAGAATAACAAAGCCTATTATATCGACGGTATTTCGGCAAATGTCAATATCACCACAATCGGAGTGGATAACTTAAAAAATGCAATTGTAATTCACAACCATCCACCGGGGAGTGGGGTTGGAGATTGCTTTAGTGAACAGGACATTCAAGGACTATATCAGTATCAATTAAAAGAAATGCAATTGACTTGCGACCTTGGACGGTTTAAAATGAGCTATAAAGATCAATTATCAGGTTCAGAAGTTCTTGAAGCTTATCAGGAAGCTACGTTTGCCTATGGAGATAAAGCGAGAAATAAAGAAATACCAGAAAAATTATCCGATTATAGGCAATATCATATTATGAACGAATTAAAGGAAAGTATAGGTATTACTTTTGAGGAGGTGAAGGAATGACATATAAAGAAGAGTCGGATGAGCTAATAAAATGGTATGCGGAGGAAAACAGGAAAATTAGTGAAAAAATGAGAGAGCATCCTGTACCGGGTTTAGATCATCCACTTGAGGTGGAGGTTAAAGCACTGCATCAGGTTTGGTTAAAGAAGTTAAAGGAATTGCAGAAAAAATACGGAATCGAATAAAATAACAATAAGGAGCTTACAAGAGTAGGCTTCTTTTATATTGCATAAAAATGACCAGGAAAGGAAGAAAGTAATGGGTCAGGAAAATCAAAACACAGAGGTAACGACCGAGGAAACGAAGGAAACCAAAGACACCAATGAAACAAAAGCAACCGGTGCAGAAAACAAACAGCTGGCTCAGGAAGAAAAAAACACCGCCAAAACTTTTACGGAAAAAGAAGTTGAGGAAATGAAAGCAGCTTGGGAAAATGAAAAGGTGGAAAATGAGCGGCTTTCCAAACTTTCCAAAGAAGAAAGAGCCGCCGAGGAGCAAAAGAAGAAAGCAGCTGAGCTGGAAGAAAGAGAAAAAGTATTGCTGCAAAAAGAAAGAGCAGCAGATGTTAAGGATGAGCTGCTTAAGAATCATATTCCATCGGCCTTTGCCGGATATTTTACAAATCTTTCCGAAACCAAAGAAGAAATGACCGCTAATATTAAGGAGTTTGGGAAAGCATTCCGTGAAGCTGTGCAAGAGGAAGTCAATAAGAGAATTCAAGGCATAACCATGAAAACCGGGGATACCGGTTCTGAAAAAGCAAGTGCCGGCAAGGGATATGCGGAAAAGAGAAATGAAGTAGCTAGACCCGCAAACAATCCGTGGGCATAAGAAAGGGGAATGATTATGAAAGTAGAACAAACAACAATTTTACGGGAAACTGTTAATTTTTTAAAAAGTGAAAAGTTTATTTCCGCATCGGGGGCTGTACCGCAAAGCAAAGGAGTAGCCTTTGAGGGGCGAAAGATTGTTAAGGCAGGTACCATCTTGCCAAGCAATGATGCACAGGCAAAGGGAATTTTACTGGAAGATGTAGATGTAACTGCTGGAGATGGATTTGGAGCATTTTTAATTTCCGGCATTGTCTTAGCAGGCCGCTTGCCGGAAGTGCCGCAAGAAACTGCGAAAACCGCATTAAAAGAAATTAAGTTCATGTAAGGAGAGGAGAAGAATATGGGATTATTTAAGTTTGAAGAAGTGTTTTCAGCCGCAGTACTATTGGATTATTTAAAAGAAAGGAAGTTCCCGGAGTTTTTGGGATTAACTCTCTTTCCGGAGAAAAAAATTGAAGAAATTGACCTTGAATATATCAAAGGCGGTAGCCACTTGCCGGTTTCGGCTTCGGTGCATGCCTTTAATTCAGAAAGTGAAATTGCTTCCAGAGATGCCCTCAAGGCGGTCAAAGAACGGCTTGCGCTGGTCAAAAGAAAAATCCGAATGGATGAGGAGCTTTTAATTAAGCTGCAAACGCCCCGAACCAATAAGGAGTTTGAAAAAGCCAAGGAACAGGTTTTTAATGATGTCGATACCATGGTGCTGGCAGTCTTAACCAGAGCAGAAGCAATGCGGATGGAAGTGTTGACTACCGGAAAATTGGCAGTGAATGAAAATGGCGTGAATGTAACACTTGACTATGGTGTACCAAGCGATGCGCTGAAAACCAATGCCGGAAACTCCGCCTGGACACATGCCGACTCTGATCCGCTAAAAGACATTTACGACTGGACAGACAGTGTAATCGCCAGAACCGGTGTGATTCCGACCCGTGCCTTAACGAGTAGTTCGGTACTTTCCTTGCTGCTTCGGCATGATAAGGTGCGGAAGAATATTTTCGGGAATACCAATAAGCTGGTAACCAAGGCAGAATTAAATGCATTTTTAGAGCAGCAAGGGCTTCCAAAGTTTGCTTCCTATGATGCGAAGTACCGCAAAGAGCAGGAGAATGGAACTTATCAGACATTACGATTTTTTGACGCCAATAAAGTAGTGCTGATGCCGGACGGCTTCCTTGGCGAAACGGTGTACGGCTTAACGGCGGAAGAAATTGAGCTTGCCGGAACGGGCATTGATACCGAGCAAGTCGGAAATGTGCTGGCAATGACCTATCGGACGGCTGACCCGGTGGCGAGATGGACAAAGGCAGTGGCAACGGTGCTGCCGAGTTTCCCGGAAGCGGAAAACATCTTGATTGCAAAGGTGAAATAAGGCTTTAAAATTCTGTAAAAAACTGTTATAGTAGTAAAGTACATATAATAGTTTTTTACAGGGAGGTTTTTATGAAGCAAGTAAATACGGAAAGGGAAAAAAGAAAAGAGAAAATAGTTGCTATTGTGTGTGGGGGCATTTTTGCTGTGATTGTAATTAATACATTATATCAGAAATTAACAGGAAAACTGGATATGAAAACTTCGCAAGAGTACGAAGCCATTTTGACAGCAAACTTTATTTCCGAAAATGAAATCAAAGATGTCAAGACGGATGTAGATAACAAAACGCTTACTCTGCATTTGGCGACAACAGGTGATGAGCCGAACGAAAAAGCAGAGCTTGCAGATGAAGTGCGAGCCAAAGAAATCGCAAATAAGCTGGCAAATGAATTCTTAGCCAAGCGAGAAGATTTAGATAAAGTCGAGTTATTTTTCGAGGGCGTAGGAAACGTTTCGCTGGATAGAAAAAAACTAAATAAGGACTTTGTCAAAAATAATTTTGTGATTGAAGTAAGAGAGGCGGAGGATTACAAAAAAATACTGGAAAAAGCCTATTCAGATGAAAGAATTAAGGAAGTAACGGTTGATAAAGAAAACAGGGAAATCCAAGTAAATCTTGCAGAGCCGGACGGAGATATTAAGGTAGAAAAGGCAAAAGCGATGATTTCTCAGCTATCAGAACATTATTTACTTAAAAGGTCAGAGCTAAAAGGATTTTACTTTTTGATAGATAATGTTGGAGATATTGAGCTGAAAGCAGAAGAAGCGTCAGAGGTGGATAAAAGCGATCCGAACTATGAGGTAATGAAAGAAAATGGTCTGCTTGGGAAATATTTCAAGATGGAACTATTGGATAAAAAATTTATGGAGCATTGAGCTAATCTTTTTAGTAGGTTTTCAGCAGGGAATGAAATTGTCAAATCTGCTTTCTTCTGCTAATCTGGCAAAAACAGCCTTGGAGATGAAAATCATCTAAAAGACAAAATCATCACAAAAATAGCGAGTTAATCAAAAAAGGGATTTACTGAATAAAATCAGTAAGCCCTTTTTTGATTGGGAAAAAATGATTTAAGAAAGGAGCGGCAATGAAAGCAAAAGTAATCAGAGGAAGCGTACAGTATGATGGAACGATCTACAGCGAAGGCATGGAACTTACGATTCGACCGGAAGATTTTTCTGGACTGGCAGAAGTTGTGGAGGCTTTAGAAGCGGAAGCGGAATCAGGAACGGAAAAAGAACCTGCGACAGAGGGAGCAAACCTGGAGGAAGTAACAAATTATAAAGAAATGAAAAAAGAAGAACTGCTTGAGTTAGCCAAAGAAAAAGGCTTAAATGTTTCGGCAGGAGCAAAAAGAGATGAAGTGATTGCTTTATTAGAAGAGGCAACTGCTCATGAGTAAACTAACCGAGGATGAGTTGAAGAGGTATTGGTTAGACTTTGCCAGCCGGTACTGCAATCGGGCATTTACGGAAGAAAGCATGCCTTATGTCATCCGGCTTTTCCTTGATAGGAAAGTAAAATCCTATCGGGAAAATCCGAATGTCAAAGCGGAAAGCCTAGCGGATTTAAGTAAGACCTATGCGGAGAATGAACTGTCGGGCGAAGAAAGGGAACTGCTTAATACTGTCCGCAGGCTTCGGGTGCCAAGATGAAAACGAAAATCAAGATAACGGACAAATCAAGAGTACCGGAACTGCTAAAAGAATTAAAAGCCTTAAAAGCCAGAAAGCTGGAGATTGGCATTTTAGCTGAAAGCGGCGAAAAAATGCTGATGATTGCCAATGTCAATGAGTTTGGCTGTGAGATAGTCGTAACAGATAAAATGCGAAAGTTTTTTGCGGCAGCCTTTGGAGTGCATCTAAAAAAATCAACTAAAAAAATAGTGATTCCAGAGCGTTCGTTTATCCGTGGTGGTTTTGATCACAATCAAAAAAATATTGAAACCACAGCGGAAAGGCTTTTGGAAAAACTAGTCGATGGCACAATGGATACGGAAACCTATCTTTCGTTTTTAGGGGAGTATACAGCCGGAAAGATAAAGGAATATTTGGTTAATTTAAGAACGCCAGCTAATTCGCCGCTGACCATTCGCCAAAAAAAGTCAAGCAATCCGCTTATTGATACAGGACATTTAAAGGATGCAATTACTTACCGGGTAACGTAAGAAGGAGGCGATAGCGATATTTCACTTTGAAGACTTAATTTCCGCATACAGTAAGGGAAAGCTGACTGCTTATCTTGCCGGAAAAGGGGAATATGACTATACCAAAGGCGGAGAATATAAAAGCGGCGAAAAAATAGAAAAAGAGTTTACTGGTGCGGTCACCGCATTGACACAGCAGGATATAAAATATGCAGAAAATGGAACCTATAAGACCGAAGACCGGAAGTTATACTGCTATGAAAACCTGCCGCTGGGGACAGAAATAAAGCACAAAGGACTTCTTTACAAGGTCGCGGAAAGAAAGGATTACAGCGATTTTGCGGGTGGACTGTTCCTTTACTTTTTAAAAAGACAAGGGGGACTGGATGAGTGAATACAACAAAAATCAGAGATACTCTTGTTTTTTTGTTGCATAAATTTTTAGAGCGTCCGGTTATTGCAAAGGAGCAGGCAGCAGAAAGGCCGGAGTATCCGTATTTGGCCTATAAGCTTATTATGGCGGGGAGCGCCAAAGAGGGGATGGGCGATATAGAATATTTTCCAGAAGGAAGAGAAGTGATAAGAAAAAAGGTGCAAGTGCAGCACTGTTTTTCCTTTTCTGCCTATGGGAAAACCGAAAAAGAAACCAGAGAATTAGCGGAAAAAGCAAAGGAGTATCTGCTCTTTACCGGCTATAAGGAGTTGGCGGACAAGGAACTGATTCCGGTTCGGGCGACAGAGATTCAAAACCGCAGCGTCTTAGAAACCGAGGAGTATGAAGTGCGCTATGGTTTTGACCTTTTTATTCGCAGCGTGCAAATAATGGAAAAGCCGGCGCAGCCAATGGAACATTTTAGTATTAGGAGGAAAGCATGAAAGACTTTATTACAAACATTCGGAAATTAACCAAAGCGGTTAGCCAGCAAGGGTTTGGCTTGATTTTGCTGCTGGATATGGAGCATGAAGTGCCTTATATCCTTTGCGGGAGTATGACGGAGGTGGGCAAAGCCATTCCAGTCGAAAGCAAGGCCTATCAGATTGCCAGCCGTATTTTCGCGCAAAAGCCAAGGCCGGAAAAGATAGCAATTGTGGGAAGTACACAAAAAGAGTTTATTGCCGGAACAAAAGGGAAATACACATTGACCATTGCGACCGAGTTTGCAGACGGCGATGTTATCTGTGTAAACGGAATAAAGTATACTTGCCGTGCTTCTGGGGCAGCGGCTGAGAAAAACGAATTTAGCAGCGGCAGTAAGCAGGCCGAGGCGCAGGCGCTCAAAGAGCTGATTGAAAAAAATGAAACGGCGTTTACGATTTCTTCTGCCGCCGATGCGATTGTTTTTACGCAAAAGGTAGCAGCGGTAGGGGAAAAGCCTTTTGTGGAAATTACGGGGAGCGGCAAGGCCAATATGGTTGAAAGCGCTGCCGGTACAAAAGATAAAGGGATGATTGCCTTATTAAATGATACGGCGCAAAAGCACAAGGATTTTTTCTTTTTGGTGTCAACAGAAAATACGAATGAGGATATTCGGCTGCTGAGTGCCTGGATCGATGCGCAGGAAAAAATGTATTTTGTAACCAGTCAAAGCCTTTTAATACCAAAGCTTCTTCAGTCAGAGCAAACCGTTGTTATGTATCACGACCAATCGAACGCTTATGTTGCCGAAGGACTGGCGGCATACCTTGCAACGGCTAAAATTGGAGGGGTAACCGCTAAGTTTAAGACAATTGCGGGTGTAAAGGAGGCGCAGCTTTCAGAAATGGAGGTTGAAGAGCTGCATAAAAATAACGGCTTTACCTATTTGGAAAAAATGGGGATTTTACAGACCAGCGAGGGCAAGACAACAAGCGGAGAGTATATTGATATTGTTTTGGGTTCTTTTTGGATTAAGTTCGCAATGGATGCGGCAATGGCAAGTCTGGCCGCCCAGACGGAAAAAATCAATTTTGGCAATGACGGGATTGCTAAAATGGTGGCGGTTTGCAAAAGCGTATTAAATCAGGCAGCGGAAAATCAGGGCATTATTGAAAAAGATGAAAACGGTAAGGGCGTTTTTGAAGTGAGTTATCTGCCCAAGGAAAAAATTGATGGCAATGACATTGCCAATCGCCGGTATAATCATGTAACTTGGACGGCTAAGCTGGCCGGAGCGATTCATACCGGCATCATCAATGGTACGTTAGAGTATTAAAAAGGAGGAGACTATGACGTATGACGTAGAAAAAGTAAATGTGGTAGTTGGCGGCGTGGTGCTAAGTGGCTACGCAGAAGGCAGCATGGTATCAGCCGAAAGAAATGAGGACAGTGCGCTGCCCTATGTGGGGACAAAGGGCGAGGTTGCTTATGCGGAAAATGCTGACCGGACAGGAAAGTTTACGGTAACCTTGGCGGAAACATCCCCGCATAATATTTATTTAAACCGACTGGCAACGACCAAAAATTCACAGGTTGATGTTGCAATTGTAGACATGAACGATCATGCGGTTCAAGTAACTGGCACAAACTGCCGGGTATTAAAACCGGCGAGTGTGGAAATCGGACGGGAAGTCGGCGAAAGAGAATATGAGATTTTTGCAGCAGTTATGAATTTTGAAGAAAAATAGGAGGGCATTATGACAATAAATGAAGCGTTTGGCTTTGAACAAAAGAAAGTTATCGTTGCCGGAAAAGAATATACCTTGCAAAATATTCCGCTAAAAGCGGTTTATCAAATGCAGGAGCGGGCAAAAGATAAGAACGGAAATATGAGACCTTCCGTTTTTTATGAAGAAGCCTTTGAAAAAATTATTCTTTCACCGAAAGTTTCTTGGGACGATTTTAACGACGCCGAGGAGTTAGAAGAACTCATGACGGAGGTGTATTCGTTTCTTACAAGGAACCGGAAACGAACGATGGAAAACGAAAGCGAAAAGTAACTGGCTGTTTTGGAAGCTGGTCTTTAGCGAAAAATTTAGTTATGAAGAGGTTTCCCGCATGAGCTTTGCTGAAATTATGGAAGCGCACGCGGCTCTTTTAATTTATGAAGATTTGCTGAAAAAGAAAACCAAGTAGGAGGGAGGCATTATGGACGTTCGGGAAGTCAGCTTTCATATTGAATTTACTGGCAGCTTTGACGAACTTGTAAAAGCGGATAAAGCGGTTGATCAGTTTAAAAGCAATATGCAAGACTTGGGAAAAACAGCGGATAATGCCTCAAAAGACATAGGAAAGGCGTTTGACGCCGTTTCCAAAGAAGGGAAAAAAGCCGGTCAAAGCGCGGCGGAAGTCAAAAAAGAAGTCGTTAGTCTAAAAAAAGATATTGCTAATTTTGTCAGCGACAGTAAGATTGGAAAATTAGGCAAAGCAATTCAAAATAATCTGGGAACGGCGTTTGAAAAGGCCGCAGGAAAGGCTAAGGGAGCGCTGGAGACTTTTCGCACTAAAGCGGAGGGGAGTCTGTCAAACACGATTTCTAAAAGCCGGCTTTTAACTGGGGCGCTAAACGATATAAAAGCAGCTGGAACAAAGGCAGCGGATGCAGTGAAGTCCAAAATGGATGCACTGGGAAAGACGGCGGTGCAAACCGGTGAAAAAATCGGACAGGCTTTTAAAAAGGCAGGCGATGCCGCTGATAAAATTGGCAATACCCTGACAAACACATTGACCAAGCCGATTCTTGGTGCAGCTACGGGAGCTGGCTTTTTGGGAATGCAGTATGAGCAGTCCATGGCGGAAGTGCGGGCGATTTCTGGGGCAAGTATAGAGGATTTTGGCAAATTAAATGCGGTAGCGCGTGATGTCAGCGCCAATCCCCTATTTTCAGCAAATGAAAAAGCCTCGGCGTTAAAGTATATGGCAATGGCCGGCTGGGATGCGCAGCAGTCAATCGCCGGACTTCCCAGTATTTTAAATCTGGCCACGGCATCCGGAGAGGATCTGGGGAGCGTATCGGATATTGTAACGGATGCGATGACGGCCTTTCAAATGGCAGCGGAAGAAAGCGACCGATTTGCGGACGTTTTAGCGAAAGCATCTAGTGTGTCCAATACCAATGTGGCCTTACTGGGGGATACCTTTAAGTATGTGGCGCCGGTAGCGGGAGCACTGGGGTATTCCGTGGAAGATACCGCTACGGCGGTTGGTCTTATGGCCAATCAAGGAATTAAGGCCAGCCAAGCAGGTACAGCGCTTA